TAGCAAAGGTAAATTAATAACGAAAAAGGCTTTGATGGTGAAAAGAAAAAAACATTATTTTATTAAAGGTATTAGTGAAACAAAATTAAAAAGACAAACATTTTATTATGCGATAGAAAGCAATATATACTTTAAAATATCAGGTCTAGAAAAATACTTATCCATTAAACCATTTATATTTGATTTAATGAAACTTTCGGAAACAAAAAAATTTTATGATATGGTAAATGTTTATAAACCGGCAGCAATAATTAAAAAATGGTTTTTGGACTACATAAATAAGTTAATAAAACATAAATAAATTGAATAATTTAATTAATAAATAAAAATTATTAATTAAATATTTTATAACATGGATTTTACTCAAAGTAAATTAACAAAATCAGAATGGTGTTCACTAGAAGTGCCTGTGGCGGAGAGTGAGTTGAGAATTTTGAAAATGATTTATGCGAGTTGGAGAAACCCAGATATACAATTTAACGACGCTGATACTTTAATGACTATTATGCGTATTAATTCGGAACAAGAAAAGTTTCACTCACATTTTTATAAAGAATATTTTAAAACAATTATTGATAAATTAATTAAGAAATATGATATAAAATACGATAACAAAAAAAAAGAGAAAAAAATTCAAATTAAAAAGAAGGATTTGATTAGAATAAAAAATTTTAATAAAAAAATAGATTCAAAAAGGGAAGATATATATGAATTTATCCTGTTGAAATATTTAAAGAAATATTTATCTTCCAAAGATTCAAAGGAGAGAAAGAATATTTATTACTATTATATCTTAAATCAACTTTTAAAAAATACAATTAGTCATCTAAATAAATACGTTGAAGAGTTTGTTAAATATATTCTTTTAGAAAACAAATCACATATTCAAATTAAAGATATCATTGTTAAATCACATGAATATATTGAACAAAATAAGATTTTGTTGAAATATAGAGACATACATTTATATTCCCATCAAAAAGAAGTTATTACTAATTTCCAAGATGATAAAAATAAGTTACTACTTTATCAAGCTCCAACTGGTACGGGGAAAACAATGACACCCATTGCCCTTTCTAGGGGGAAAAAAATTATATTTGTTTGTGCCGCAAAACATATTGGACTACAGTTGGCGAAATCATGTATTTCGTTAGAAATACCTATTGCTATTGCGTTTGGTTGTAAAGATCCCGGGGATATTAGACTTCACTATTTTGCTGCGAAAGATTATACAAAAAATAGGAGAACTGGCGGTATATTTAGAGTTGATAATAGTGTTGGAGATAAAGTAGAAATAATTATATGCGATGTACAATCATATTTACCAGCAATGAATTATATGTTGGCTTTTAATGAAGAAAAGGATATTGTTTGGTATTGGGATGAACCTACTATTACATTGGATTATGAAACACATGAATTCCATACAATATTGAAGAAAAATTGGTGTGAAAATATGATATCAAATATAGTGTTATCTTCTGCCACATTGCCAAATATGGATGAGATAACAGATATGTTACAATCATATAAGTATAAGTTTCGAAACAGTGAAATAAAAGAGGTATTGAGTTATGAATGTAGGAAGTCAATTCCGTTGATTTCACCCGACGGATATAAGATATTACCACATTATATATTTGAAAGTTATGATGAAATTAAAAAGTCAATAAAACATATTGATAGGAATAAAACAATTTTGAGACATTTTGATGTGGGAGAAATATCAAAATTTATAATATACATTAACAAGAAAAAGTTAGTAAAAGATAGATTCTTGATAAATGAATATTTTGAAGATATTGGTGATGTTAATATTATTAATATTAAAATGTATTATTTACTTTTGTTGAAAAAATGTAAGAAAGATTATTCTGATATTTATAGATATTTTCTAGAAAATAGAAAGAAATCTTATAAATCCACAATTAAGATTACAACAGATGACGCACATACATTGACAGATGGACCTACTATATTTTTAACGAATAATGTAAAAAAGATAGCAGGGGTGTATTTAAAAGCATCACAAATATCACAATCAGAATTGGACAACATTATGACAATTATTAATAAAAATGAAAAATGGAAAAATGAGTTGGAAAAAGTAGAAAATGATGAAAGACAGCGAAAAGATAAACAGAGTTCAGAAGTTCAAGAACGCAGTCATGATAAAAATAGTAAAGAATATCAAATATTGGAGAAATATAACAAGTTAGTAGAAAGTATTAAAAAGAAGATTAAAACAGTAGAATTACAAAAGATATACGTACCAAATACAAAGCAACATTTAAGAAAATGGACAAATAAAAGCGAAGTATCTAATGAATTTTCATCAGATATAGATGATAAAATCGTAGAAGAAATTATGATATTAAATATAGAAAAGGCGTGGAAGATTCTTTTGTTGATGGGAATTGGTGTATTTACCAAAAATAATAAGGTTAGTTATATGGAAATCATGAAGAAATTGGCAGAGGAACAAAAGTTATATTTAATTATTGCGTCCAGTGATTATATTTATGGGACAAACTATCAGTTTTGCCATGGTTATTTGAGTAAAGATTTACAAAATATGACGCAGGAAAAAATGATTCAGGCATTTGGGCGCGTTGGAAGACAGAATAGTCAGATGGATTATACGTTGAGAATAAGAGATGAAAATTTAATTAGAAAATTGTTTCTCCCGGAAGAGTTTAAGATGGAAGTGGTCAATATGAATAGATTGTTTTGTGTAGAATAAAATTAAATAGATTTCTGCCAATTACATAAATAACTTTCAAATTCATCACCATCGCGTGAATATTTCATATGTTTATCCAATTTATATTTATTTTTTTTGAAGGCGTTTTTAATATCAACAATTTCAGCATAATTTAATTTCACACCATTTGGCATGATATATTTACTAAGTGAAACATCAAGAAGTTTAATAGCTCTTTTTGGACCATCTCCAATAATAAATACAATGGGGATTTTAATACTATGATATCTACATATTGCCGCCACAATATCATACGTAGATAATAATCCTAGACCCATGACCTTTTTCGTGATATTAAATATTTTATTAAATATTTTATTAAAAGAGTCATTTTTATAGTTCGAAATATTAATTTTGTCTAATACAGGGTATAAATTTTTTTTCCATCTACAATGACCGATAGCTTCTTGAAATATATTTTCAGTTTTCACGACGCATCTATTCTTATTTCTTGAACACATATTAGTAATAAACGAAATATTAGTAATAAACGAAATATTAGTAATTTATTAATTCAATTTATAAATTGAAAACCATATAAATATATATATTATGTATTATAAATATAATAATGTCAAAATTTATTTCAAATGATATTATTAATACAAACATAGAAACAATGAAAGAGTTAACAACACCTAATTATCTACACACATGTTTTCCAAATAATGATAAAATTGCGATGTTTGTTAAAAAAAATAGGGAAGAAATACGAAATATATTAAATGGTGAAGATAAAAGAAAATTAATGATAGTGGGTCCTTGTTCAATACATAATACAGATATGGCAAAAGAATATGGTAGAGAATTATTAAAAATAGCAGAAAAATATAAAGATAAAATTAAGATAGTTATGCGTGTTTATTTTGAGAAACCTAGGACTACAGTAGGGTGGAAAGGTTTAATTAATGATCCAGATATGAACGGAACATTTAATATAAATAAGGGATTAAAAATGGCGAGAGATTTATTGCTGTATTTAAACTCTATTGGTGTACCATGTGGGTATGAAATATTAGATACATTTACTGCGCAGTATATTGGCGATTTAATTAGTTGGGGGGCAATTGGAGCAAGGACTACGGAAAGTCAGGTACATAGACAGATGGTTTCGGGATTGTCTATGCCAGTAGGTTTTAAAAATAATAGCAGCGGTGATATAGAAATTGCGGCGAATGCTATTATATCGGCATCTTTCCCTCATTGTTTTTATGGTATAGATAGTGAGGGAAAAGCTTCAATCGTTCAAACAAAGGGAAATATTGATTGTCATATTATATTACGAGGTTCAAAGTATTCTAGTAATTATAAAGAACATTGTTTGTTAGAGACAACAGAAATATTAACTTTAAAACATTTGAAAAAAAATATAATGATTGATTGTTCTCATGGGAATAGTGGAAAGGATTATACAAAGCAAAAAGATGTGTTGGAATATTGTGGAAATATATTAACTGAAAATAGAGACTTAATTATGGGGTTTATGATAGAATCTAATTTAAAAGAAGGAAAACAAAAGTTAGTCCTAGGCGAGTCGGATAAATTAGAGTGGGGTGTAAGTGTTACGGATAGTTGTGTGAATATAGAGCAAACAGATAAAATGATTAAAAGATTGTATAATAAATTGTATATAATTTAAATTGAATATAATTTTTTTTGGAAAATGAAATTATATAATTTAATTAACTTATTACAATGCTTGACAATTGTCCAACGGGTAAATGCCGAAGATTATCATCGAATATAACTTCGACTTGTTCGCCATGTCTATGGGAGAAGCGGTGGCGTCTCGGAAAAAATATCGATTTAAATGATAGAAGTTATAATGAAACTGATTATAGTAATGATAGTGATACCGAATCTTTTGATTATAGTGAAAGTGGCGGAGAAAGTAAGGGAGATAGTGGTGGAGAAAGTAAGGGAGATAGTGGTGGAGAAAGTGGTGGAGAAACTTCTGAATTGTGTCGAAAATTTCGAAAGGGATTAAGAGATGGCGAATATACTCATTTTACAGCTATATTACCTAGTAATGATTGTGTAAAAGATAAAACAGGATATTCTTATGTAAGTTATACAAGAACGAAAGCAGCGCCTAAAATTACAGTAAAGCAACTTACTAAAGAATTTGATGTATTGGGAACTGGTGTGGAACGTAAACCACGTAATCCTAATTACGACGATATACAAGCCCAGTTTAATAGCCGTTTAAAACGTAAAGTTGGATATATAATGCCAAAAAATAAAGCTAGTAAAGTACCTTATAAATCAATATGTGTTTGTAAAACGGAATTTTATAATTTTGCATGGCTTATAAATAAAAAAACAAAAGATATTATTGTTATAGGAGATATTTGTTTTCGTAGATTTTGTAAAAAAGATATAGGGATACCAAAGGGTAAGAGTTGTAAATGTTTAGAATGTAATAAAGCAATAAGAAAAAGTAAGAAAAATTATGGTGTTTTATGTAGTGAATGTTTAAAAGATATGAATAATTATGTATATGTAGGAAATTGGAAATGTTGTTTTCATGGTATATATAAAAATAAGCATTATCAGTATATTTGGAATGTAGATTGTGATTATTTAATAAGATTATATAACAATGGAAAAATTAATAATATAAAGGTAAATAAATGGATAAAATTACAAATATATAAGAAGGATTTTATGTAATGATACTTATCTTATATCAACTCATAAATAATTTTATTGTTTAAATAAACATAAAATTATTTACATTTTAACCCATACTTCATTCTTTTTCTTAATCGCTTTAGTGGCGTATTTGTTTTTGGCGCGTTTCAACCTGCGATTGAGTTTTTTAGATTTAAGTGTTTTAATATCGGTTAGTTTCATTAAGTTTGGTTTGTAATTTCTAACTAAAAGACCCTTACATTTAGATACGTTTGATTCAACTTCAATGCTAATGGCATTATCTATCTGTGGATTTTCATAAATCTTAACGATAAATTTGATGTTATTATATGTATCATGCGGCCAAGAAATAGAATACTTATTACATTTCGCATTGAGTAAATACTTATTCTCCTTTTCTCTCTCGTAATTATTTTCGATTTTGAAGTGGTTGGTATCTTCACTATCCATATCAATAATAGCTTTTTCAAAGTCAAGTAACATTGTTTTATTTTCACTTGAAATGAAAATTTCATTGTAAAAGAAACCAGATGTAACAAATCCAAGAAGTTTTGAGTCATATCCAGTTTTATTGTAGAACCATTTTTCCATATATTCTTGTTTTTCAGGGCTGATTTTATTGACATAACAGTTAATAAACAAGTCTTTCCCTTCAAACAATCTATAGTATGCTTTTTCGTCTGGAAGTTTACTAATGCCGCCAAAAATAGGTTTAATATAAGGATCGCCAAAACTGTAGTTACCAGTACCTTCCGAAATACTTCCAAAATCAATATGTACGCCGTTAATTGTTGCGGAATCTCCCTCTTTAAACGGACCTTGTGGCGAAGATTTATCATCATATGTTTTTGATTCATAATTAACAATTCTAGAAAGTGTTCCACCGACACCTTCAACGAAAAATTTACTAGAACCATCTTCAAAATCGGTCTCACTTTGCGTGATTTTGAAGTCACCCGTGTCACTTTTTAACGTGGCTTCATTACCCGCTTCCATGGCAACAAAGAACCCCGTGTTTTCATCAAGGGTTTTATCCTCCTTTAAATCAATGGTAACTTTACCAAAACTTACTTTATAAACAACATAATTTGATTTCTTTCTTTTCGTAGTTGTAGAATTAAATCCAAGCGTGGTTGAATCAATCTTAAATTTAGTGCGTGTTGGATTATTTGCGAAAGCTAATTTCAATATATTTGTTCTTTGTTTTCTTATTTCTTTCGGTGTTTTACCTTCTGTTTTAAGTGTACCGGAAAGAACAGAATTTTCTGTAGGAATGGAAGCACTTGTTTCATCAACGTCTTCACTAAGTTTATTTTCTTTGAGTTGGCGGATAGCTGAAATATCAACACCGCTATTCGATGCGTCTGCCTCAACATCAGCCACATCATATACTTCAATTAATGTAGCAACTTCACCAAATCCAGTGGGGTTCCCAGTTAAATTTTTACCACCTTCTTCATATTCGTGTAAGTTTGTTCTGTTTGACCTTAACCAAACCCATCTATTATCAGGACAGCTACCATTATTTTCTAAACCAAATTGATAAGGACTATGTGATGTCAATTGGTCAACAATATGTCTAAATGAACGTTCATCGTTGTCTGGTGTAGAATAATTATATCTTTGACCAGAATATCCACCCCACCCAACACAACTTTGATTTCCAGACGGATCTTCTTGTATGGCAACAAAACCTCTTGTAGTATAATAAGTGTTTTGAACAACAACATTTTTAACATTTCCTGTTTTTGTAATAGAACCATCCCCATTTCTTATACCACCACCGCTTCCATTACCACCCCACATTGTACCATTGACACCGTAAGTACTATGAAGATGATTGCTACCGTGGTCTTGATTGCTACTATTTGCTCTATCCCACGTAACAATTGTTTCATCTTCTTTTAAACAACACCACGAAAGACCATTACTAAATAGAGCAACTGGTCTATTTTTACTAATATCGTTTCCCGATAAATCCCCACCATATATTTTATTTAAACTACCAAGGGGAACTTCATTTACATGGTCTCCAGTATTATATCCCCAACACATAACATTGTCAGAAACATCAATAGCTCCGAAACCCCCTTCAGAAGAAAAAATGTCTTTAATATTACGTAATTTATATTTACTGATAATATATTCGGAAGGCGGCTTTTTGTAACTATTATCGGTATTTTCAAAATCATAACATTTCCATCCATTTCCTGAAGTAGAACCACTTCTTATACCAACTAATACATTATCACTTCTTAAACACATCCAAGCCCATTTATTTGCCATAACTCTTACAACATTTGCACTAACATCACCACTAATATCCATCCACTGTCCACTGGTAGGGTTACTTAATGTCCCACCTACGATATCGCTATCACCCCAAGCCACGACACCACCAGAAACATCTAACGCGGCAAATTTGTTGTGGTCACTTACTGTTACTGATTTCCATCTTCTTGTTTTAAAATCATTTGCGAAACATATAGAATCGTTGCTACTACCTATTATTTTAATTTGATTATCAGAAGCATCATTTAAAATAGCAACATGACGTTCTTTACTTGCATACACCTTTTCTACATTTTGTAGAGCATCATTATCTGTAAATTGATTAAGCGTGAAGTCATTTATTTGATACATGGTTGAGTTTGAAAGATTCACAGGGTTATGTCCCATACTACTTCCACCTATGCCCGATAACGAACCATCTGTTTTTATAAGCATGAAACCATGATAAGAAGGATAAACTTTAGCTACATTTTTAACAGGAAATTGCCCACTTGGGTAAGTAGCTCTTCCATTAACACCGACACGAGAGCTAAATCCCCAACAATAAAAGTCACCATTTGATTTTAAAGCTCCTAATCCATAACTACAACCATGAACACTAACGACACCAGATGTTAAATTTTCAGCCATACCGGGACCGGCTTCTGAAGTACCTAATAAATTACCACCACCATGAGTAGTTTGACCCCATACAACAACAGACCCATCATTTTTAAGAGCTGCGAATCCCTGCATAGACGCGGCAATAGTTACTACACCAGAAGATAAACTCGCACCCGGGTTATTGTAAGCAGTTATAGCGTTACGACCTGTTCCATGAAAATCATCATGAGAATAACCACCGTGGTCACGATTTCCCCAAGTAATAACTCTGCCCTCTTTTTTATTTAAATATGCTGAACCACCTAGAGTTGTTTCAATACAATTATATTTCTGTACTACTTCATCACTACCATCCATAACACCGTTTATTAATTTTATTTTAAATCCGTTTACTTCAATAGAAGAATCTTCGTTATATGGGGAAACTTTATTTAAAGATAAATCAACAGTCCCACTTATTTTTTCGATTGTATAATCTCCTGCATTTTTTGTTATTTTAAAGAATAAATCATCAAATGGTGCTTTTAAAACAATATAATCATTTTCTACCATTTTTGAATAAAAACCCTTAAAAATATATTTGTAATCAAGTAATTCAATATATCCAAGATTTGGTTTTATAATATCAATAACGTCCTTGTTAATTTTATTTTCCAAACTTAGTATTGTAGTTTCTTTACTAAATTTTGTTTGTTTGTCAGAGATAGAAAAAATAAAATCAATCAAAAAATTTCTTATATCGTCCTTATCACCAGAAGAAAAAATCGTCGAAGGGATAAATACACTGTTAATATCACCGACAATCGTTGAAGCACGCAGTGAATTTATATTTGTACTACTAACACCCAATAATCCAATCTGAGTAATAATTGTATCTTGTGCTGGTGTAGTTAAATAGAGAGGATAGTTTCTTTTATTGTTTTTGTTATATCCAGTATTATCAAAATATCCACCAGTTGTTTTTATATAACTTGAATCATCATCTGAATGAAAAACATATTTTGAATTTGTACTCCATGTTATATTGTCAGTATCATCATAATAGTTTTTGTATTTCCCCCACAGAATAATACCATCCGATTTTACAGCTGTAAAACCATATTTACTTGAGAATAAATCTATAACACCCGAACTTAAAGTATTGTTGCCCATAGTACTTGTACTACCAGCTGTATTGGCATCAAAAGTTCCACCTTCATCTGTTTTACCCCAAACAACAACACTACCGTCGCTTTTCAACGCTGCTGCGGAATTCCAAGAACACACTATTTTTGTTACATTTACCAATTGATTAGAAACATCTCTGGAGTTTGCAATATCATTTTTACCCCATGTTAAAACATTTCCGTTTTTTAATAAAATAACCCAATCTACATACCTAGTACCAGTAGCTTTACCATGATGTATTGATTTAACATTTGAAATATCTCCATAAGCCGGATATTCATTTGTCGAATAACCGTTATTTGTACCATATATACCATACGTTTCATCATTCCAATAATTATATTTATTATAACTATTAACACTACCATTCGATGTTTTACCAAAAGCAATTCCGGGTACTATTGTATCATTATGTAAAAGAATTAAAGGACCAAAAAATTTTTTCATTGGAGAAGAAACGCCCAGTTTTGCGTTGTATAAATTAAAACCATTTCTATCTGAATTTAATTCACCATCGAAAACATCATTAAAATATTTGTAGTCACCCATAGTAGCATAGGGGTCTGTACTAGAATTGTGTTGTCCCGTCGTTGCGTAGTAATAATAAGGAACAGCAGTAGTACCATCTTCAAATTCTTGCAAGTGCCATTCATAAAAAGTATGAAATTTAATAGTTTTTTTAAAGTATGGACTATCTAAATCGTATGATACTGATTTATGTGGCAATATTGGTGTAACTGCTTTCCACCAATAATGACTCTGTGCTGACCACGTATTTCCCGTAATAATAAATGCTTGACCTTTATCGTTTATTAAACACACACCAAAACGGTCATTCCAGTCTGCGCCGCGTGCCTGGATATCCACAACTTTCCCAAAAATATTTCTCGCAACCGTTAGACTTTGTGAATCACCTAAGGTGTTATCGAGAGTTAATGAACCACCTGTTCGCGAGTCACCTGAATTATGCCAATAAATACCTTTTATTAAATGTTCAGAACTTGCCCAAGCATTGGTTCGTACTTGTATAAAAGCAACTGTTCCATTTTCTCTAAGTAATACAAAATCACCAGTAACATAAACAATTTTTATTACTTTTGAGAAGTTTGTATGCGATGAATCAATTAAAGGGTAGCAAGATTCTCCAAAAAATGAATAACCGGATGCACCAGCGGGTTGATTATCCTCGGACCAGAAAGCTACACTACCATCATTTCTTAATAAAATAGCACAATGTTTAGATTCAGTATTACCCACGACCATATCAACAACGCCACTCAAATCTGTTAAATTTGAAGAAACATCAGTACCATCCCACCAGACATTATACTGACTTGTTAAACTAAAATAACTACCACTCATTTTTTTTGGATAACCATTATTATCTATATATAAAACTGTATCTGATATTACTTTTGCGAAGGAAATGTCGTTTATGGTAATTCTACTATCGGTTGAATAATCACCATCTGGATCACCGGGTGGTAAATGATTATTATTACTCCCACCCCACCCATAAACATTTCCATCGCCTGCAATGCCTATAAATCCTGCCCTTGTAGGCAAAATAGGAATTCTATTTTCGATGGTATCAAAAGTTTCAACCAATACAGGTTCAGATATATCTTCAGAAGGATTCGTACTGCTCCCATCTCCAATACCACCAAATACAAGCGGTATATAGTTAATTGTTGCGCTGTCTCCATCTTTAAAAGGACCTGCTGGGTTACTATCTAATTTATATGTTACGCTATTTGTTTTATTTATTATTAAAGTGCCACCATTTTCATTATTTTCTACATAGTAAACACCAGAGCTATTACCATCTGTGGCAGTTCTTGAAACTTTTAAAGTTATACTACCTGAAGAATTTGTTATTAAAGCATAATCACCATCTTCTAAAGCAGAATAAAATCCTTTTGTATTTGTTAAATCGCTATCAGTATTTAAATTAATATTTACTATACCAGATGTTAATTTGGGATTAAACACTTTATAATCTGTTTTTTTGTAAGATGCAGTAAATCCTAAATTAGTTTTTGTCGTTTCCAATGTTGTATTATCTTGATTAGAAGCAAAAATAGTTCTTAAAAATTGATGTCGCCTTCTATTTTTTTGTCTTGCTTTATCTGCATTATCTAAACCAGATAAGTTATCATAGAAACCAGAAGGAACTGTTATATTAGCATCAATGCTATCTGTCTCAACAGTTTCTAAATTTGTTTTA